GTATCGATATTTTATACGCATAATTAAAGCTAAATCGTGTGGGTATAGATATACCAAACTAAAACCAGTTTAAGTTCAGATGGATATTAATAAAATACATAACCAAGATTGTTTGGAAGCTATGAAGCTAATGCAAGATAATCAGTTTGACCTTGCTATAGTTGACCCCCCATATGGGATTGGTATAAGTGGACAAAAAGAAAAAAAGCAAGGAAAAAAAAGTGATAGAAAATACCATAAAGAAAAAAGCTGGGATAATGAAATACCTAGCAAAGAGTATTTTAATCAATTACAAAGAGTAAGTAAAAATCAAATTATATGGGGTGCTAATTATTTTGTAGAACATTTAAATAAAGGAACTAAAGGATGGTTAGTTTGGTTTAAAGGTCAGATTGGATTAACAATGTCAGATGCCGAGTTAGCTTATAGTAGCTTTAATAAACCTACAAGAGTAGTCAATATAAATAGAGTTGATTTATTAAAACAAAATACTATACACCCAACAGAAAAACCTATAAGACTTTATCAATGGGTTTTAGATAACTATGCAAAGGAGGGCGACAAAATACTTGACACTCATTTAGGTAGTGGCTCAATAGCCATAGCTTGTCACAATTTAGGTTACGATTTAACTGGCTATGAACTTGACAAAGAATACTACGACAACGCTATCAAGAGAATAAAAAACCATCAAGCACAAACTAGAATATTTTGAGAGGGAGAAAAAAAATACCAACAAAAGTAAAGGAGCTAAAAGGTACTATTGAAAAGTCTCGACTAGTGGGAAACGAGATGGAGACTTCGGCAGTTGTCTCAATGCCTTTGGCTCCCTCCTTTCTCAATAAACAAGGCGCAGACGAATGGGACTTAGTCACTAACGAACTAGCTAACATTAAGATGTTACACTTAACTGACTTATCAATCTTAGCAGCGTACTGTAATGAGATAGGTATTTATAGAGAGATAGCTCAAGAGTTACAAGGCAACTTTACAGAGCAGACCATTGACAAAGATGGTAGGTTAAGGTCTAGTAAGATTGCACCTAAGTACAAGGTAATGCAAAACGCTTTACAAAATGCAATGAAAATTGCTACGCAATTTGGATTTACTCCAAGCAGCAGAGCATCCCTTAGTATGCCAGAGCAAGATGAGGAAAGGACTGACGATTTTAATTTCTTTGACTAATGAAACTTAAAGAGGATAAGACTTTTTACTTTGATGATAAGGCAGCCGATAGAGTAGTCTACTTTATAGAGAATCACATCAAGCATATCAAAGGAGAGTTAGGAGGTCAGCCATTTAAGTTAGAGCCATTTCAGAAAACAATAGTTAGAGATTTATTCGGTTGGAAGTATCGTGATAGTGGTCTAAGAAGATTTAGAACGTCTTATATATGTCTACCAAGAAAGAACGGAAAGTCTACGTTGATAAGTGCAATAGCTTTGTATATGTTACTAGCCGATGGAGAGCCATCTGCTGAGTGTTACATCGCAGCGGGGGACAGACAGCAATCTGGTATAATCTACGACGTGGCTTGTGGAATGGTAAGAGCTGACAATCAACTAAACAAGAATCTCAAAGTATTTAAGAACTCTATAATCCACGAGAAAAGCAACTCAGCATTTAAGGCTATCAGTTCTGAGGCATCTAGTAAGTTTGGATACAACGCTAGTTTCATTTGTATGGATGAGTTCTTTGTTCAAAAAGACTCTAGTCTGTGGGATGCCTTGACTACTTCAGTTGGCAGTAGGAGGCAGCCAATGACAATAGCCATTACAACTGCTGGTTACAATCGTGAGTCTATATGCTACAAGACAGAAGAGTACGGTCGTAAGGTATCTGAGGGAATAATTAAAGACGATTCATTTTACTACGTTAAGTATTTCTGTGACTTAGAAACTGATTGGACTACAGAGGAAGCGTTAAGAATAGCCAATCCAGGAATAGAAACTGGTGTAGTTAAATTAGACTATCTTAAAAGAGAACAAGAGAAAGCTATTAAACTACCAAGCTATGAGAATACTTTTAGAATGCTACACCTTAACCAATGGATGTCATCAGCTAGTAAGTGGCTTAGCGACCAGCAATGGATGGAGTGTAATAAAGCACCAATACATTTAGAGGACTATAAAGGAATGACTGCTTACGCTGGACTTGACTTAGCTAGTGTTCGAGATGTTTCTGCTTTTGTTTTAATCATTCCAGAGGATGATAGGTTCACGGTAATTCCTTACTTTTTTGCTCCTAAAGAAAATGCTTTTATTCGTTCAAGACGAGACCAAGTAGATTATATAGGTTGGTCTAAAGAGAATCTACTCGAACTCACAGATGGCGATGTCACCGATTACAACTACATCAAGAAAAAAATTAAAGAAGTGGCTGAGGTTGTAAATATAAAGTCTATTGCTTATGATAGATGGAACTCTAGCCAATTAGTTATAGACTTGACAGAGGACGGATTGCCAATGGAAAGTTATGGGCAAGGCTTTGCTAGTATGTCAGCACCAACTAAAGAACTTGAGAAGCTCGTACTAGGCAAACAGATTAACCACGCTGGTAACAAAGTACTACGTTGGATGTGTTCTAACTTAGCTATGAAAACAGACCCAGCTGGAAATATAAAAATGGATAAGAGTAAGTCAAGCGAAAAGATTGACGGAATGGTTGCGCTTGTTATGGCTCTAGGATGTTATATGAATGACGATAGCAGCGACAATTCAACTTATGATGACAGAGGAATAGTCTGGATTTAGTCGTCCACTTTTGCGATTTCTCTTATCTTTGTAAAGTAATTACAAATTATTTATGGGACTATTTGACTTCCTCCGTTCTGAGAAGAGAGGAGATAACTTCTTAAAAGCAGTTTTTGGTGGCTATGGTGCAGCCAACAGAACAGCAGTTACTAGAGATACATCATTAACATTTAGCGCAGTCTTTGCGTGTGTAAGAGTTATCAGCGAATCAATAGCTAGTCTACCTATAAAAGTTTACAGAGTCGAGGAGGATGACGATAAGATTACTGACGTCAGCCATCCAATCTACCGACTACTAGCTCGTAATCCTAACGAGTATATGACACCATACACATTCCTAGACACTCTAATGACTAATTTATTGCTAGAGGGGAATGCGTATTTTTATATTGAGAGAGATAGCAACGCAAGACCAATAGCATTAATACCTATCAATCCACAAGACGTTAAGGTAATAAAGCACGAAGGACAAATTTATTACGACATCAAAGACTACGAGATAGGAGTAATGAAAGAAGATATGCTACACTTTTTCAACTTATCGTTTAATGGTTGTGAGGGAGTTAGCGTATTAAAAGCACAGAACACTACAATAGCAACTTCTATAGCTGCTAACGATACGGCTAATAGTTATCTAGGAAACTCTGCACAAGTAGGTGGAGTGATAAAACATCCTGGCAAACTAAGTAAAGAAGCTGTAGCAAGATTAAAGAACTCTTGGAATCAAAACTATAGTGGCTCGTTTGTAGCTGGTAAGACTGCTATCTTAGAGGAGGGTATGACGTTTGAACAAACTAACATAGATGCTAACAAGTATCAGCTTTTAGAGACTAGACGTTTTCAGATTGAGGAAGTAGCTAGAATATTTAAAGTGCCATTATCTTTAATAGGTCACTTAGAGAAAGCTGCTAACTATTCATCTATTGAGGCTTTGAGTATTGACTTCGTAAGATTTACTCTTATGCCTTATATGGTAATGGTAGAGCAAGAGCTAAACAGAAAGCTATTTAGAGAAACAGAGTTCGGCTCGTTTACTATCAAGTTAGATGCTAATGCTTTACTAAGAGGAGATAGTTCCTCACGTGCTACCTATTACAGAGAGATGGCTAGTATAGGTGCTTTGTCTATTAATGAGATTAGACGAATGGAGGACTTGAATAGAGTAGGTCCAGAAGGAGACCAATTATTTATGCCGTTAAACTTTGCTCCAGTTGGAGACGTAGAAGAGGAGGACAAAGAATAGATGCCGATACCTACTAAAAATATAGACGAGACTAACGAGGAGTTCATCGAAAGATGTATGGCTGATGATACTATGGTAGAGGAGT